GCTGAAAACACTTTTGAAATAACTTAAAACTGTATCATATAGATTAGCGTCTACTTCTAACTGAAAATTATAAAAGTTATCAAAAATAGTTACGTTTTGATCCTGGCTGGGATTGGTATAGTTTACGGTTGGCATTAGTCGTCCTCCAATCCTACAAACTGAACCCTAGGTGCCCCTGCTAATGCAGCGTCGCTGGTATCAGCACTTTTAGGTCCATTGGTTTGTCCGAAAGTAGGTTGATTAGTGCCCGGAGCCTGACCAAAGAAGAACCCGTCAGATGAATTCATTGCCGTCCTGGTCACTTGCGGGCCTTGTCCTCGAATGACATCTTTAAACACCGTGTTTGCTTCTTCTTTGATAACACTCTTTAGATTCTTACCTTTTGTTGCCTGGTATACAGTACCGGCTGCCTGTACCGCTCCAAGGATACTTGCAGTAGGATTCTTACCAGCTTGTAGATCACTTATTGCTCCTCCGATTGCTCCAAGAGCGTCAAGCACACCGCCAGTGCCTGTAAATGTACTGTTTGCACCAGGTCGAGCCAAAGGACTAGGCTCAGTGTCATAGTGTGCAGGATCAAATGCACCACCAGCAAGAGTGCTTGGAGTTTGAAATTCGTTGAGATTACCAGCATAATATTTTACTGACTCATATTGAACTCGCATGGTGTGTGTCATAAGACCCTGGCCTTCTTCATAATTATAGGTGTCGTGCTTCCAACTTGTAATTAACGGGTTTATTAATGTATATGCTGCAAATTTCTGTTGAGCAAATCCATATATTGTAATGTCATTAAAGAAACGTGGTTTGCCGCCTCCTGGTAAAGCACCAGTGCCGTCACTGTAACTTTCACCAATGTATCCCCAGTCTGGAGTTTCAAGATCTTGTGCGTATGTGTTTCGACTTTGATAATCAACTTTACCCGAACCTGTACCATCTAACACTCCGGCTTGGCCGTTTACCGAAGGTAGATTTCCATAACTATGGCTAGGGTCTTTATAAAAATAGCTAAAATAGTTGTACCAAAGTTGTCTGACTAAATCACTTTGATCATCGTGGAAAACAATTTGAACAGGATCATATTCAATTTGTGTTTGTACTAACCTTTTTCTATTGTACTGATTTTGAATATCAACTGCAAAATTGTAACTAGGTAAGTCAACAGTTTTTACAAGTAAACCAAAATCATTCATTGTGTTACCCGATGCAAATAATTCGGTAACTTTTGATAATCCAGTATTAAGATTAAATTTGACGTAGTAAAGAAATTTCTGTCGCGGTGCCAGCTCATAACCGTTTGCACGGAAAGTCTTGCTGGCATGCGTATAATCCTTTAGGTAGTTGCTACCAAAGAATCCTTTGAGAAAATCTTCGCCGAAGGCCATGGTTTACTTAGCCTGTAACTACGTCGCCCACAACTCTTGCAACGGTGCTACCAACACCACTACCAATTGGTGTTTGCAGAGCATTGTCGTAACGAATAGTAAGTCCAATAGTTGCTGGATCATTTGTACCATAGTTCAATGATCCATAGTCTACGGCTGACAGGTAACATCCATAAAGTTCCCAAGTTTCCAACACTGTTGGTGTGCTTGCGCCATTACCACCGTCTAACACTTCACAGCGTGTGACAAACTTGTAGTCAATACCAGCTGCAGCACTTGCTTGTTCAACAAAGTCTAATTGTCTTTGCAGTTGTTCACCAACCAACTTTGCAACTTCTCCACCTGCGTCATCGCGTAGATTACAAGTCACATCTTGCCATGTGTGCTTGCCAGCTAGTTTTAAAGTTGAGTTATAGATTGGAATATCAATTGGATCAAACGATAAGTTCGGACGTGTAAAATCCATAACCTGCTTGGTCAATTCTGATCTTGGAGTGCTTACTCCAAAGTTTTCAAATACCACCCTAAAGCGATATTGTAGTTTTGGCATCAACAGACCTTGGGTAGGATTACTCTGATCACTTGCCAAAGGCACTGTCATACGTGTTAATGATGATACGGCCATTTTTCTCTCCTGTGTTGCATTTATTTATCAGATTCTGAAACCAAAAAAAATAGGGCCGAAGCCCTATTTTTATTTTTGTGTAATCTATTACACGTTTTGACTGCTTGCTACGTTGCCAGCAGCAATTTCGCCAGTGTTCTTAATTCGAACCGGAATGTAGATGAATTCTACAGCCTTAACTGGTTCAATTGCAATGTCTACATACAATTCGTTTCTATCAATACGAGCTGGTGTATTGTTGCTTTCGTCACAAACTACCAAGTAGTCATAGATACCACGCTTGGCAACCAAATCATTCATTAATCCTTCGATTGCCTGCTTGATTTCGTCACGTGTTAATTGATCATTTGGTTCAAACACAAATGTCTTACCAATTGTTTCTAATCGTCCACGAATAAACGCAATCAGTCGAGCAACGTTGATACGATCAAGTGCTGATGCGGTTGATTGTGTTGTCTTGTTACCGTAGTTGGTAATACCAATACCTGGAATAAACGTGATTGGGTTGATGTTGTTTTCATAAAGTGTATCACGCAATCCTTGACGAATTGCTGTTTGCTCAAACTCACCCGTGTTAGCATTTACATAACCAAGTGTTGTAGCATTATCTACTGTACCGCGACGAGTACCAGCTGGTGCCAACCAAGGAAATGCTACATCATCATTGCGTACAATGGTTCTGAGCATCATATGACTCGGTGGTTGTACTACTGTGTTACCACTTAGGTCATTTGTTTGACAACTTGGATAGAATACACCAAGATACGGATCGTTGCTTGTTAATCCGTCTTCGCCATCTACGCCTGTTCCACCTGAATCAGTTGCCCATGCAATGATATCAGTCCCGCTGTCAGCAAGCCTCAATGGCGTATCACCAACAATAAACGCAGTGTTGTTACGTTCGTTGTTTAATGCAACCATGTTAGGTATAAGTTCTGGATAGTTTGGAGCGGCAATCAAGTTGAATACTCGTTGTTCTTCACGCAAATCCTGATTTCCGTCGATGCTGGCCTTCATAGCGGCTACTACCAAAGCACGTTGTGCTTTACGTCCCATGTAAGGACTACCGTCAGATTCTAATCCGCTTGCTGTTACCCATGCATCTTTCTGTGAAGGAAGTACATCATCTGGATAATCAGTTGCATTAAAGTAATTAACCTGGAAACTCTTTACATTAAAACCACTACGACGTAGGTTAAATGCAAGAATACCTTCAGGATAAAGGCTTGGATCTGGCTTGTCAATATCAACATAGTTGCTGGTTAGCAAACTCTTGGTTGTCGGAATATCGTCTGTAATCGGATCAGTTGTTCCGTTTCCAGCCCAACGCATGTCTGCAAATAGTACACCGTCTTGTGTGGTTTGGTCTGCATTATCTAATTGCACCCACTGGTCAACACTGCTAACGCTCTGCCAACGATATAGTTTTGGCCAATTTTCAAGGTCACTGCTATCTAACCAAAGATCACCGTACACAAGTGCGCTTTCTGAACTATCATTTTGCGTAGTTGGTGCGGTTGCCGCAATGATTACACCATTGGCGTTAGTACTACTTAGATCGTAACCGCGAACATCATTGGTTACGTTTTGATAACCTTTCCACGTTCCACCATCTTGGATCATGATATCAACCTGGTCGGTTGCACTATAGTACCAATATGTACCTTCTGTTGGATCTGTACTAGGTGCGGTTGAGTTTGCTGTGTAGCTATCCGTGCCGCCGAGTGCAATCCAATTACTAAGGATTAAGTCACTGCTGTTGCCTGCACGAACACCCGTAACTGTTGTATTAAATCCTGCATCTGCAACTGGAGTTCCAGAAGTATCTTTAAGTACAATTACCCCACCAAGTGTATGTTGGATATTAATTGCTCCACTTGATGTTACGCTGGCTATTGTATTTGCAACATTGGCCGCTGTAAATGCTTCAACAAAATCTGCCGCAGTTGTGCCACCTAGTGTTGCTGTTACAGCCGTTGTAAGTGTTGTGCTGTTAGCAGCACTTGCCTGAATTGTAAATGTTTCTGAGTTTACAAAAGTTGGCGCTGTGTCTTCACCTGTGATGCTTGTAGCACCAGTACCATTTCGTTCAAAAATCTTTAATGTAAGTGTGAAGTCTTCGTCAACATCATACTGTGCATAAGTTGCTTCACTGGCAATGTTTTTGCCACCTCCACTTGGATCAAGCGTTTTGTTTGCACTTTGATCATTTTGATAGATTGGACAACTTTGTGCATCAAACAAACCAGTTGTGCTGTTATACTGACTTACAACAAGATTGGCACCAGTATTTACGTTGGTAATCTTACCCCAGACACTACCAGTTGGGTGTGGTTCAGTATCAGTTGTTCTCCACAATGGATTAGTGTAGTGTGGACTTTGTTGAACTACAGGTGCATAATATAATCTTGCTGTAATACCTACATCTGTTAAAATAGTACCTGATACATTACTAATATCAGCAATACCATTACCATCGTCGGTTGAACCATCATTTGATGCGTTTCCGTTTAGGTAAATGTTCAACTTGTTGCTTACAACTTTAGCATACACACCTGTAATACCTGCATCGTTAATATCAATTGCAAGACTAGCCGCAGTGGTGCCTGATGCTGTAACTACTGTATCGTTGATGCTGATTTTGTGTCCTGCTGTAATTGTAGGACTCGATACAGTACCAGTCACGGTTGGCCAACTCAACTTCCAGGCGTTACCGCCAATTAGTTGCCAACTGTTTGCTGCAACTTGCTCTGTGTCACCAGCGGTAGCAGTTGTAGTGAGTCCTCCAGACTTAAAGTATCCTGGGTTCTTTGTGTTTGTTGCAACAATAGCATAATCGCCAATGCTACCAATGCTAGCCTTAGGTACACCGCCTGACAAGTCGTCTGTGCTTGTGATCACAGTAGGAACCTTGTTAGTGAATGTGTTAGTTGTTGCACTCCATTCAAAAATGCCCCATGTGGTGTCGCCTGTGTCTAACCACCAAGCACCATTTGCTGGTGCACCGGTTGGACGAGTAAGGCTTGCACTGAGTTCACTAAGATCAATGTTTGCACGTTGTACATACGCCCTGTTGCTGATACCCAAAACTGAGTATGCTGCAAGCAAACCGTATTCGTTAAGTTCGTATCCATTAATACTAGTACCCGCTGTGGTACTGTAAAAGAATGGATTACCAAATGTAGCTGCTAAGTCACGCTGACTTGTAATTAGGTACACTTCATTAGCGTTTGCCGCTGTTGTGCCAGCCGCTACACCGGTCCCTGTTCCACTAATTTTGTTTTCTGCTGTCGCAATTAAAATAAACGGAACTGAATTCGTTGCTGCTGGTAGATAGTTACTCTCGTCTACGACGGAAACTTCTACTCCTGGAGAAACTAATGCCATATTTTTTCTTCCTATGTTATATGCAATATTTATTCAATACCCCTAATAATTGGTGTTTGCGTTGCCCTTTGCAAAGGTATAAGTAAATGCATGAAAAGACCGCTTTGTGAAGCCTGTAAACGCAATTTAGCCGCAGTAAATTATATTAAGGAAGATGTGACGCACTATCGTACTCGTTGCGATAGTTGTATAAGGAAAAAACGCAAAAAGAAACCAGCAAAACCACGATGGATGCTAAATGGTTATAATAAAAAAATGGTTTGTGATAGGTGCAATTTTAGAGCAAAAAGTGGCGCCCAAATACTTGTGTACCACATTGATGGAAATTTAAACAACTGCGATCTAAGTAATCTTAAAAGTGTATGCTTAAACTGTACTGTTGAGGTAGTTCGTCTTGAACTACCCTGGAAGTTGGGAGATCTTACAGAAGATTAACGCTCGTGCAGGTCATGAACATACAATTCAATCAATGCATAATGTAGTACCTTCATTAAGTCTTTGCGATTGTATCCGTCTTTCTTGCCATAGCGTTGAGCATACTTCATTACATTACCAATACAAAAGCCATCTCCATGCCCTGCATCAATGATAAACTCCGTGGCTTGATACTTGTTTAGGCTGTAGTGTTCGCCGTAGGTTGCATCAACATATTCTTTAAACTCTTGTAATAGTTCGCCTTCGTTGTACTTGTAGTTGATTTTGCTCATTTAAGTTTTGTCACTCCTAGGTGTTTAAGTGTTGCTTGTAGTTTAAGTATCTGTTGCTGACAATCATCCAATGCGTGATGACTCACAGGTTGCTTTGGCAAATTGGGCCACAGACTGTAGACTGTTCTTGCATCACGTACCTTGTAATATTTCCAAGGCAAGCTCATATTGTAGCTTTTATATGCATGTTCAATGATGTTCATATCAAAAGTTGGACCGTTTGCCCATACAAAGTCGCTGTTCCAAATTATTGGATGCATTTCTTCCAGAGCTTGTTTGAGACTTATACGCCCTTCTTCAGCAAATGCTTCTTCTCTTGCTTCAGGAGGTTGGCTTGCCCACCATTGCAGTGTTCCTTCTTCAATGTTACGATCGGGCTGGCTGTCAGGATCGATGCGGGTATAGTAATGTCTATCATACCAGCCGGCAGCAAAAGGATCAAAGGTTTGCATTGCAATCGTGAGGATACAAGCACTTGGGCCAGTGCCTATAGTTTCAATATCAATCATTATATCAGCCATACAAGTATTGTAAGGCATTACAGAAGTTTTGTCTACGGTTTTATGAAACTCATCCAAAGATGTTTATTGGTTGGCTTTCTATGACTTACTGGATTAACAAATCCTTTTCTTGTGAACAACTCAGTGAGTGTGCGTTGGTTGTAGCCACTTTTGTGAACGTCCCATACTTCAAACTCGCCTTCTCTCTGGTGTCCCCAGAAGCCAGCCCGAGCATGATCCATGTTTTTGCCTTTT